GATTTACTTTGCTATAAGTAGAATATTACATAATTATATATCTACTTACCTAAAAAAAATAGCCATCCAAAAGGATGGCTATTAATATTAAGTTGATTTAACTATTAAGAATCAATAGCTAATGTACAGCTTAAAATATTAGGGTGAGCAAAAACACCGTTAACGTCGTCACAAATTGTAACAAAACCTAAGTTTTTAGCATTTCTTTTAGCACCTTCTAATTTTTCAGCTATGCCTTTAAATACAGCTAATTCAGTATCAGCAGTACAAGTTAGCGTAATAATGTCAGCAGCAGAGCCGTCTGTACCACCACTACCTATTGAACTTTCAAACTTCATTAGTACAGCACCGTCACCAGCGACAGTCATACCGTAAAGTCTAGATAATGGATAAGCAGCAGCATCATCTGCGTCATCAATAAAAATCAATAATGGATCACTCATTTTTTTGTTTTTTTTTAAAAATTAATAAATAATTGTTTATGAACTGTGGTCTAAAGTTTAAGGATTAAGGTTTGTGCTTATTTAGTATTAAAAGAAACGGTTATGATAACTGCTTCTCTATATTAGTATATACTTCCATGCCTTCATCAGTTTTAAACCATGATGCAAGCGCGGAGTACGGGTGTTCATCAAACGGAACTGTCATAAGTTTTCTATTATTAGATCCCCACATAAAGTGTCTTTGATCTGGTGATAACTTTATAATGTTTAGTTCTGTTGCTTTAATACCAAAATTCCTTAGCTGTACGTTATCGTCATTAACTAACTCTAAGAACAGTTCAGGGTTATTCTTTGCATATAATAGTAAATCTCGTTTAAGTTCTTTAGAACTCATGTTAGATACTTCAGATCCGATCTCAGCTCTCATTACAGCTTCAGCCATATCTATATCTAAATCTTTAGCTATTATTAATGCTTCTATTTCAAGTTCAAGAATATCTACTTCATTTTTAGCTACTTCTTGAGGTTTATGCTCATAATAAAGTTGATTCTTATTTGGATGATATAAAGAAAGTAATTTTTGTAATACAGTTTTATTTTTTTCTACAAACAACGCTCCATTTCTAAAAATTATATGCGCTAATCTTTGATCACCTTTCATTTCATCTACAAAACAAGTCCTTTGATTCTCGCAATATTTTAACTCTCTTTCATATCCTTTATCGTTATCAAACCAATAAATGTTAGAACTTTTAATACTTCTTGATAAAGGCTTATTATTTCCTTTTAAATAATAAACTCTATCTTTTATTTCCCAAGAAGGTTTAACTTCTTTTTTAACTTGCGTTTTTGGTGGTGCAACTACAGTTTCAACAGGTTGCTCCACTACTTTTTCAACTACTTTAGTAGCTGTTGTTTTCTTTTTCGCCATAATATAATATAATAAAATTAATAAAAAATAAAGAGGTTAGGGCGTTAACCCTAACCTTTTTATATAAATTACTTCATTAACATGAAGTTGTTTGCTCCTTGAGTGATTAAACATCTTTCAGTTAACATGTGTAACTGCATTGCATCTAAAGCAGATGTAACAGCACCTACAGAACCTGTTACCCAAGTTTTCATTCTTCTATCATCAGTTTGAGAAGCTCTATATCTTACGTGTAAGAAAGGTCTTTTCATTGAAGCTCCAACAGTTTGATCGTACACAGAAGAAGTACCAGCAGGAATAAATACACCTCTAATTGCGTTAGCAGCACTAGCATCATTAATACTACCTCTTGTAGCTTTATCATTTAAGTATCTAAAGTCTGATTTATAGAAATCATAAGAACCTCTTCTAAATCCAGAAAAACCTAAGTTCAAAGCCATATCTTCATCGTTATTAAATACTCCATATGAAGTACCGCCAGCTCCGTACGAGTTCATTGAAGCAAGCATATCATCAATAGCTAAAGAAGAAGCTCTATTAACAAACATCATATATTCTTCTATTGCGCCTTGTTTATCAAACTCTGCAAGTATTGCATCAAACTCAGCTAAGTCAGTAGCAGCATTAACACCTGAGATACCAGAAGTAACATTACCTCTTTGCTCAATAGCAGCAAATAAACCTTCAGTACCAACAACATCGCCATTAGATCCTATAAATGCATCAGCTCCATTAGCTTGAGCATCATACCCAGCACCAAAGTTATGAGCAGAATCAGAACCTAATACAGATTCAAGCATAGACATTTCAACATAATCGTTAAATCTAGCTCTAGTATCGGCTTCAGCTTTAATATACCATAAATATCCAGAAGCTCCACCTTCAGAAGAAACTTCAACCCAACCAATACGAGACGCATCAGATCCTGATACTTCGTAGTAGTCTTTCATAATAATAGGTTTATTACTAAAGCTTTTAAATTGCGGCTCATTAGCACCTCTAGTATCGGCTGCAGCATTACCAGCTGCATTCTTGTAAGACTGACCTTTACCATACTCAGAACCATAGACTAAAATAGTAGTAGTTAAATTTGTATTTAAAGCAGAAAGATCAGCGCCATAAGGAGCTATAGTTAATGTGTCACCACTAACTGCAGTAACAACGCACTTAAATATACCGTTAGCGTTAGAAAGTATAATAGTATCATTAGTTCTAACACCGTGCTTAGTGCCTGTTAATCCAGTGGAAATACCAGAAGTATTTGAAGTAGTACCATCGATATCTGCTTGAATTAAAAAAGTAGTCGCACCTGATAATTTACCTTTGTAAGAAAAGTGTAATCTACCTTGTTCGGACCAAATAACTTGATCAGCAGTCATTGCTTCTTCAGCTCCGACTTGCTCTAAGAAACCTGAAATAGTTCTTGGTCCAAAAACTTCAGCTTCTTTTTCCATTAAATCTGGAACGTATTGTTGACCCCAACCAGCATTGCTTGCAAGGTCTAAGTAATTTGTAGATAATGCTTGCTGCTGAGGAGCAGGAACACTATTCAAATTACCGCCAGGATTTGAAATTGCCATAATTTTAAATTTTTAAATTAATATTTATTTTTTTCGTATTTTAAATTTGAAATCATTAGACGAATCACCTAGAACTCTATACTTTACTCCACCTACAGACGTCTCGCCGAAGGTTTGTCTAGCATCAGTATTAACGTTTTTACTCTTTGCTACAGAATCTTTGATCGCATCTGCTTTTCCTTGCTCATAAAAATGTTGAGCTAAAGCATCAGCGTTCATAGCTGCAAACAAAGACTTGTGATAACCCGCAGCATCTTGAATTGTATTATCCTTGCCAACAAACTTGTTGACGAAATTATTCAAATCACTTTGAGTTTCTTTGACTTCATTTATATTCTTAACATTGTACCGAAACTTTTTATCTCCAACATTGAAATCAAAACCTTTGAACTCATTGTTAAATACCGCGTCGGTTCTTTGTCGGAATGCTTTTGTAGTAAACTCTGTAGCTTCTTGTTGAGCTTTAGAGTCTTTATTATATCTATTAAAGAAGTCTACTGCTTTTTGTTGTTCTGTAGTTAACTTACTACCAGCTTTAATTTCTTCATAATATTTAGACTTTTGATTTTCTAAATACTTACGAGCTTTAGCAGCTTCTTCTTTTAATGCTATCTTTTTTCTTTTTATTTCTTTAGCGTCATCTTCTTCTTCATTATAACTAAAAGTTTCATCTAATAAAAAACTTCTTTCTTCACCTGATAAATGAGGCTTAGTCTGTCTATAATATTCATCAAGAACATCTGTTGTATCTAATTTGCTAATGTCAGTGTTTAATCTAACATAGTCTTCTAAACTACCACCTGTGTCATCCATAAAGTCTATTAACTTCTGTATGTTTTCAGGTAAAGGCTTACCAGTTGCTTCAGCTTGCGCTACAGCTTGCTCAACTACTTCTTCTACTTTCTCAACTTCTTGTTGAACTTTCTCTTCTTCAACTACTTCTTCTAGTACTGGTGTTTCTGTTTCTTGTACTTGCTCTTCCGGCTGTACTTCTTTTTGTTCTTGTGTGGGCTTGGTGTTTTCATTGCCTCCCACATCTCCTTCTGTGTTAGTTTTATTTTCTGTAGTTTCATTTGGTTTTTGTTCTTCTTGTTCTTCTTTTGGTTGTGGTGGATTATCTAAATCTACTTTATAGATTTCTGGCTCTTGACTTTTTAAGTTTACTTTAGTTGTTTCCATAATAAAATTTTATAAAATATTAAAATTGGTGAATTAGAATTTATCTAGCCCTGCTTCACCTGTTACTATATCATTACCTGACGACTCAAAAGTTTTAATAGATTGACCCTTGTTTTTCATATCAGCTATTTTCTCTCTTGATTGTCTTTCAGTGCTTTGAAGTTGAGAGTTTAATTCAAACTCTAATTTCATTAATTCTTTTTTAACTTCAGCTTCTCTTTCTAAATACTGCATTTTTAATTCATTTTTTGCTTGTTCTAGTTGAGCTTCTGATTGTGTCTTAGCTTGGTTCTTTTGAACTTCTGCTTGTGCTGCAACTTGTTGTGCTTGAGCATTAGCTTGAGACTGTGCTTGTATATTTTGTTGTTGTACTAGTTGATCTTTTTCTTGTTTCTTTTTCTTTTTAACTTTAAGAAGTTGGTTAGCAAGTTTAACATTTCTAACGTTTCTAAGATCAATTGCATCATCTAAATCTATCAACTGTTGTGCTAGAGCTACCTGTATATTATTCTCTAACATTTGTTTTTCTTCTTCATCTGGCATAAGCTCTATAAATATACCAAAGTCATATAAATGTAAGTCTTTTAATTCTTCTAATGTAGCTACGTTATGTGCACCTATAGCTCTTATAAAAGCTTCTCTTGTTGGAGAGTATTCTATTATATCAGATATTCTAAGTGATAAACACTCCGCGGCTTCAGCAGTTAAGTACATCATTGATTGTAATATATGCCTTGTGGCTGTATTTGAATTAGCAGCTGCTAGTTTTTGTACACCAACTAAAGCATTTTTATCTGGAGTACTACCATCTCTAGCTTCATTTAAACCAGTTACATCTCTAATCATTTGTAAATAATAATTATATGTAGCTATAAGACTTTGTAATTTATTACCTCCACTACTACTTTGTATTTGTTGTATAGGTACTTTACCAGGATTCATATCACCATCTGAAGTAAATGATCTACCAATTACACTACCAGTTTGAAAAAACATATTTAATGCTTCTTGTGGATTATAATTAGTACCATTACCTAAATCTATTTCAGCTAAACCATCGGCGTCTAAATAAACACCATCAGGTACCATACGATTCATTACTTGTTGAAGTTTCAAATGTGTAAGTTGTATCATGTCTGCAAAACCAGTTATTCTACTAACTAATGATTGTATTCTACCATCATACATCCTAGGTGCTACTATATTATAATTCATTTTAACTTTACCAAAGTCTGATTTACTTCTCATCATATTTGGCACCATACCCCATTTTAAAAGTTTATCAGTACCTAAAATTAAAACACCTTCATATAATGTTTCAATAACACGATCTAATCTACTAAACTCGCCTTGCATGTCTTGTGGAGGATTAAACGTATCGTCTTTTTGTATAACTTTATCAGCGCCAGTACCTGTTTGCTTCCTTTT